TCCAGTTGTATGTCGGCAAAAAAGCGTTTGTAACGTTTAATTAAAATACCCTTGACAAGAGAAGGGTATGTGTGAACTAACAAAGAAGTCATCAAATTTTCGCCAGGCTATATAAGGTAAAGAATAGCCTTTTTTTGGGAGCTTAACCTGAAGACAGGAGACCCTTCAGTTACCTCTCGGTCGCTACCAGCGCATCTGGTCAGACGTTGCAAGTAAAGGTTACCAAACAATCGTTTATTAGGGAAAGGGGTAATTAAAGGATGCGTTAACCCATTTAGAAAAAATTAACGTGTTTGGGGAATGTGTAAAAAAAATAAAAATTATTGTGATCCTTTCGTAATCGTGACCGGTCACGCTCTGGCCCTACCCCCCCCTGTTGTTTTGCTGCAACGGATTGTTGTGCGTGTACCACAAGCCTGGATGCAAACGATTCTTATGTAGTTATGCAAACGAGAATTGTTTACATGATGTTGCGTAGATGCAACACGTTGCGTTTGTGCAACATAGTTGCGTGCTGATGCGTCAATGCAACGTGTGGTTTTTTTGCAACATAAGCGCTGAGTTTTATGCAAGCACAGTGTTTTTATGCATTGTTAGTAAAAAAGTACTCTTTTCCCCAATTGATATCACTATGACGAAAGGCGACAAACTGAGAAATAGACTTCTATTTTACTAACATCATGCCTAAGCCTTTGATTCTAGGCTTTTATATTGTTAGTAGTCGCCAGCCTTTCAACTACTGACAAATTTTCTGTTACTACTACAAAAAGCGCTTGCACATGCTTTTCAGGCTGTGCTATAAAAGAATTGTTTACAGAAACGGCGTTTGGTTAGTGCTTTTCACTACTACGCTACTAACAAACTACTAACACGAGAAATATGCATATGACACTCAGAAAACTACTTGATGCCATTGTGATCGTCAGCGCCAGTGTCGCCATTTTCGGCGTACTACTTGCGTCATTTGACTTGTTAGCCGGTGGACTAGTCGCTGGCGGTATCGCGGCTCTTATCGATCACGTTTCGCGCCCGTAAACAATAAACAAACGGAGACAACTAACATGCAAACTGAAAACCAATTTCCAGCCTTTCCCCAATTTGTGGTTCCTGGCGACTATCGCCGAATCAAATGCGGCCCTTTCACAATCCAGGCTGCAATCGTTCCCGATAACGACACGCGTGCGACTGACTTCGACTGTTACACGCCGAAACAACTGGAAGCCTGGAAGCGCGGCGAATGGCAACTATACGGAATGATTCTCAGCGTATGGGTTGACGATTACCGCCTCGATTCGCATGCGGCTAGCCTTTGGGGAATCGATTGCAACTTCCCTGGCGGCGATAACACCTATTTGCAAGAAATCGCGAATGACTTACTCCCCGAAGCGCTGGAACGTGCCGAAACGATTCGCGCGAGCCTACTCGCCAAACTCGCCTAAACAATAAAACGATCAGGACAAACTAACATGAAAACCAAACTGTTAAACATTGATGCCAATCCGAAAACCATTAAGGGGACCAAACGCGGCTATATGACGGCCGTGCTTTATCTGGCGCCCCATGACTCATCAGGCGTCAACTTATGCCCTACCGCTAACCTAGCCGGATGCGTCGCGACGTGTTTAAACACGGCCGGACGTGGTGGCATGGCGGCCGGTAACGCTACTTTCCAAACTGACTCGGGCGCTGTGCTACCTGATAACGCTATCCAGCGGGCTAGGCTTCGCCGAACGCAAATGTACTTGAACGATCACGGCGCTTTCATGGCGCAATTGGTCGCCGAAATTGATGCATTCCTGGCAAAGGCTAAGCGCAAGCGCCTGATTCCAGCCATTCGCCTGAATGGCACGTCAGATATCCGTTGGGAATTGTTACCCGTAGTCCGGGCTGGTCGCGAGTATGCAAACGTGTTTGCAGCATATCCGCGCGTGCAATTCTACGATTACACCAAAATCCCGAATCGCCGCGTTTCGCATATCCCAAATTATCATTTGACGTTTTCATACTCTGATCGAGCCGCCTATCAATCGATAGTGGCAAAGGCTGTGACGCACTATGGCGCTTCCGTTTCGTTTGCGGCCGTGTTTCGTGGACCGATTCCCGAATACTTTTTGGGGCGCCCGGTGATCAACGGCGACGAAACAGACTTGCGCTTTTTAGACCAGCCTGGCGTTGTGGTAGCGCTTACCGCTAAGGGCCGCGCCCGTCGCGACGTTTCAGGCTTTGTAGTCCACACCACACCGGCCCGCGCGGCCGCCTAATCGGAGAATCTAACCATGCGTTATGTAGTCCATTACACGGGCGATTACGTCCGAAACAATACTTATACATCCGCCACCAGGGAAGCGCCCCAAATAACCGAATATGACGCGCTAACCGATATGCATCCGGTAGACCGTTGGTATTTTGACTGGATGCTAGAACACGGGGAAATTGTCGTCACATGTGGCGCTTATGTTTACCAAATTCGCCAGGGGAACAACTAATGATTACTTATAAGGCTTTTAGGGCGCTTGTTAACCATAAATTGATCGAGCACTGTGGTATGGGCTTAAATTGTTTGGCGGATACCGATATTTCCGATTTTTGGGATAGCGAATTTTCGGACGCGGACGCGGATGCCATGGCATTTGAGGCGGCTATGCAAGTGTTAGCCGATAACGACTACCCGTTCGACAATTCTGTATTTCGCTAACAGGGGAACCATATGCCACTGAATACACCACTCGAAGCGCTTACAGAAGCGCTTATTCTCGCCATTACAGCGCCCGATGATGATCGGGCCGATAGGGCAATTGCACTGGCGGACGAAATAGCCGCGTTATGTCCAGCGGGCCATATAGCGCTGGCGAAACGCGCGGCGCTCGATTACTTGCGCTCATTAGATGGAGACACGGCCCATGGATAGCACAATCGAATATCTGGGAAAGCGCGCGTGCTACGGGAAAAATGAGCATCATTTGAGAGTAGCGCCGGACGTGCCGGACAAAGCACTGATCGAGTACATAGTCGCCACCAGGCGCGACCATGATTCATTTGGCACGTATGTCCGCCGGGGACAATCTGAGGCTTACGTGTTTTTTTATACTGACTGATAACGGGAGAATCTAACCATGACACAAAACGAAACTATCCGGGCCGCGCTACTTGCGGGCCGCGCTATCACGCCACTTGAAGCGCTTCAAGAATTCGGATGTTTGCGGCTAGCCGCCAGGATTCGAGACTTGCGCCAGACTGGGATGGATATCGAATGCGGACACGTAACGCGAAACGGGAAGCGCTTTGCACGCTACAGACTGAGAGGGGCCGCCCATGCGCTCTAATCATTTGTGGCGTTTGTCTTATTGGTTCGCTGGGGGCTGGGATTGGCGCCACGTTCCCGCCCCTAATTGGCACTGTAGACGGCGCATCAATCCACTATCGGTATATTGGTGACTTATGGAAAAACCACACACGCCCACAATGGCAGAATTAGAAGACTTGTTTCGATCAATGGATGATCACCCCCCAGGCCCGGAAGTCTGGATTCGCACCACGGCCCGTGCGCTCATATATGCATGGGATGAGGGGCTTTCGGTGCCTCAGTTACAGCCTTTCGTGGAAGAGTTACGGAAAGCGCTGGATGGTCGCAGATGACTGAATTTCATGAGCGCTGGGGCCTCCGGCCACGTTATCCGGGCTTGACGCGCTGCACCAGGCGCTACTGGATAACGTACTTGGGGCGCTGTGTCGATACAGCGAGGGCCACACTATGGCGGGATTCCTGATTGCCGTACTGGTAACCGTACTGTTTGCAGTACTGTTTGACGACTGATCGAGGGGGGCGCAAGCCCCCCTTTTTATTTAACCACTGTGAGCGTGTACGGCGCTTCTAGCATGTTCCGAATTTCAGACTTGGGGCGCTTGGCATATTCAGGCGCTACCCAGGCGTGCTTCGGTGTGCTGAATTCGCGACTCTGTACGCGTCCCATATCCTTCCAGCCACTCTCACGCAACGCCACAAAAACCATTTCGCGCGTCGGTCCCTGGCAGACCTTCGCCAATTCGGCGATTACGTCGGACCACGGGGAACCGATTACACCACGGGCAAACAATCCTCGGCGCTCGCGCACCATATCGGCTAGGTACAATTCGCCGCCGCTCATGCCTAAATCGATCATAGATATCTTGGCATCCGTTAGCGGTGGAGTAGCCCCAGGATTGAAGGCGCTCACGTCGCGCTGATCGAGCCAAGCGGCTACGGCATCGAACCCGCCACCCTGATACCACCCCCACAATTGGCGGGCCTCATAATCGCTCATACGCGGCGCTTCGGACCATATAACGAACCAGCGTCGATCATCCGCTGGAATAGTAATAGGCGCCCGGTCGTTACTGAACGACAAAACGAAAACCCGATTCATCACGTAGTACGGATGCATTTGTTTCTTATTAACTAGCAGCAACTCAGGCGGCGCCGCGATCACGGGCTTCAAGTTGTTTTCCATCACACGGCGATCCTCGCCACGTTTGTTCCGAATTTCGTTCAGCACGATGACTTCGGATTCGTACGAGTAACCCCAGGCGCCTGCTACCTCTTCGGCACGGGCCACGGCTACGTTTTGCAGGCTAGAGCCGCCAATCGAGTACAGAAAAGGCGCCCAGAGCGTGTCCTTACCGCTCCCAGGCACCCCAGTGTGCAGCACGGCGTGGTTTATCTTGCGGGCCGGATATTGGCGCTTAAATGCCATCACATTCAGCACATGTTCGCGCTCGGCCTGGTCCGGCACCATGCGCTCGGCATGTTCCAGCCACGGGCTTACGTCACCCGGTACGCCTGCTGGGCGTGCGTTATGCCACTTGTTAGCGTAGGCGCCTGTGCCTTTACGAACCAGCATAGACTCGCCTGCCGCGTACGTCAGCCCGGTTAGCAAATGGCTGCCCATAGCGGTGCGGTTCTCATCGAAAAACGTGGCCGCCTCTACCCTGCGCGACTTGTTATGGATCGAGTAGCAGGGATGCCCTCGATATATCGCATTGAAAGAATACCGAGTGTATTCCTGGCGGGTTACTACGTCGAAAAAGTAATCGCCTTCGGCCACGTATACAAAGCGCTTAAACCACTCTGCGGGCGCCAGGTTTGAGATATCACTTTCGGCCAAACTATCGTAATCGTCCATTGCAAACCCCTCGCCCGTCGGTTACCCTGATCGGGCATCGTTAGTTTCTCCTGTTAGAGAGTCCTTAGCCCCGCTTCGGCGGGGCTTTTTTTATCCCTGTCGCCGGTTCGCTTGAATCGTGCGCCAGGTATCGAGGACTATCCGCTCTGTCTCGCGCTTGTTCGCCATCTTGCTGTACACGGCTATGGCCGCGCAGTAACGGTCGTGCGCTTCCTTCGTGGCGTGGTGGGTCGCGGCAATCGCTTGCCGCTCCGCCACCGTGCCTTCTGCGTGCGTGAACACGGCTTCCCGTGTCGCCTTCCACGCATACTCCGCACGCTCCATCTCAGCCTTGGCGAGCGCACAAGGCTCGTCGGTATCAACCAGATACCGCAAAGCCTTTTCTGCTCTCTCGTCGCTGATCATTTAGAACCCCAACGGGTCGTTCAAGTCAGCCTTCGCCCAGTTGTCCTCTGTCAGCGTACCAGCAGGCATTTCGTTTTTGGGCGGAATCTTTTGACCTTCCTTTAATTGGACGCTAATGGACAAAAAGTTATTGCCCTGCTTGCTCGCCTTCTTCCAGGCTGACAGCCGGTACTCGACGCCGCCCACGTTAAGGTCGCCGGTAAAGTCTGGGCGCTTCTCGTTACCTTTCTTGTCGTTCGGAAACAAAACGCCACGGTTGGTGTTATCAAAATTCACAGAATCATCTCCTTCAGTTTTGCCACTTTATCATCAAGTTCAGCGAGGAATTCGCTGACCTCTTTCTCTAAAACCATAATGCAGTCTGTATCCCGCGGGATACGCACCACCAGCAGTTGTAACTCCTCGGGCATCCTCGGATCGTATGAAACCCAATCGCACCAGTCCTTATCCGCGCAAGCCATCTGCCATTGCATTTGGTAAAAGTATTTTTGTGGCGGGTCACGGTCAAAAAGATACTCAATATGCGTGGCTGTTGAGGGGCATTTAATTTCAACGCAGCCGTTCACGCCCACCAATCCGTCTGGGCTGGCTCCTGCCATCTCGATTGCAGGATGGTTGATAAAGCCCACCTCGGTGACAAGTTCGCCCACCTTGGCGCTGTAGGCGTCACGGGCTGCGGCCTCTTGCTGCACGCCCCATTCCATTGCGGCATTGCTGAACCCTTCTGTCGGCTTGCCGGTCAAGCGTTCGCATACTAACTGTGCCATGTAATTAGCACGGGTAGCGGCATAGCCGGTCTTCGTGCGTGCGACCACATCGGCCACCTTCGAGGCAGTCACCTTGCCCAGACGGGCGGCGTGCCATTCTGTTGTCCTTTGCTCCATCACTCTTCTCCTGCCTCCATGAGGCGTCTAAGTTCTTTGCACTCGCGCTCTAGGCGCTCCGATCTTTCCGTCATCGCAGCAAGTTGGCTCGTCGCCTGATCTCGCTGCTCCAATACGCGCCTCAACTTCTCGGCCAACGCTTGCGACAATTCCGATGAGTCAGGAATCGCCATTGTGTGACCGATGATTTCGTAATCCGACATCAGCGCGTAGTAGGGAGTCATTGCAGTTCACCTTGCTTCCACAGCAGGTAGTCGTACTGCTTGATGCCACGGTGCAGCGCAGAGGCCATGTGCATAGGATTCAAGCCCCACTCTTCTGCCAGTGGCTTATAGTTGATGCGCTTCTTGTTGGCCTTTGCATTGGCTCTACGCTCACGCAGCACCTTGTACTGCTCGAACGTAATGCCAGGGTTGTAACGCGACGGTTTAGTATAGGTTTTCATAACTTCACGGATACTTTTCCAATCGTAGGTGTTGAGGGGAAATAACTCGCGTGTTCTCGGCGTAGTCAGAAGGCGTCGCCTTCTCCCATGCCAAGTCATACGGGAGCCAGCCAAGAATCTCCACGGCTCGTATCTCTGGCATGACGGGTTTGGCGACAAACAACACCAAGCCTTTACCGACCTGGTGTTGGCGCACAGCGGCGGTGTTACTGGTTCGCACGCGACGAACCTCAATGTTCCTGCCAACGTCCGGCCAATCCTTATAGAGTTGGTGATCGCGGGCATCCCACACATGGGCGTGCCAATAGCGATTGGTGTACTTGGCTACGGCCAACTCTGCTGCACACGCAGCCACTTGCGCCGTTCGGTCGTCTTCCATGCGCTTTGGATCGTAATGCGCCGCATCAAGGCTGTCCCATCTAGCAGAACAGCGTCGAGCGCCAATAAGATTCACCAAGTCATATTCCCACGGATTTAATTCAATGATCGGATAACTCATAACTCAGGAACCTCGTACCATTTCAAAATGATCTTGGCGGCATCGCGGTGGTCTTTCATCACGCGCAAGTCTTTGGCCTTGTTCTTCTCGAAGAAGCCAGTGGGGCAAGCGCCAGATTCCCGCTCTGCAATCATCTGATCCATCATTTCAATGGTGTTGCCCAACGACCAAGCCACGATGTATGTCTCAACGTCACTTAGTATTTGTTTCACAAGTTGCTGCTCTTTCAGTTTGAGGCCAACTTGCTTTTCTTTTCGCTGAACAGGCTTAGATGCGCCTTTCGCTCGTTTGCGCTTAATCCTTTCCATATTCCGTTTAACTCCTCGATAGTGGCTGCTAGTTGTACTGCTGATTCAACAATAGGATCGGTCGTGGCTGCGGCGACCTCATGCGTCTGTGAGTCGGCGTCGTTGTCGCCCTCGGTCGGGATGCAGAACGCTTGGAAGGCTGCGTACTTGTAAGCCGCAGACATAGCCTTGTTACTGGCCTTGTCGCCTGAGTCCATCGCCTCACCTACGGTGATGACCGTGTGCTTGCTACCGTCTTCAGCGGCTACGAAGTCAAACTCCACGGTCAGCGTGACGTAAAAGAGCGCCGTGCCTTGGCGGTTCTGGCGCTCGATAACCTGTCGGTCAGTTACGCGAGGCAGGATGCACAGGCCGTGCTTTGACAGCAGCGGCGACAGCGCACCGTACACAGCGTCGATGCCACGAAAAGCGTAGCCCTGTGACTGGTTCTTGCTGTCTTTGCTAATGCCGATCTTAGATAGTTCGGCGGTGACAGAAGCAATCTTCTCGTAGACCTTCATGCTTGTTCTCCTCTTGCGCGGATAGCGTCGGCGCACTGTGAATTACCAAGAACCCATGCGACATTGGCGTCTGCCGTGTTGCGCTCAACTAATTCGTCACACAACTCAGCGCACGCCTCACGCTCAACTGCGGCAACTAGGACAACGAAGTGTGCAAGGCTTTCGGCTGTAAAGGCGTAAATGCCATATTCATTTTTAGCCATGCGGATAATGTCGTCGCAAGTCATTGCGGGTTCCTCAGTTTGGCGGATGCAACATCAATAGCAGCGATGCACTCGGCAAACGCTTGATGCAGTTTGAAAGCGCCTTCGGCTTCGATACGGTTGAGTTCTGCCAGACCTTCGATGACGTTGAAGGCGGCGTGTTCGGCGCGGCAGTGCAACTCCATAAGTCGGTCGCGTTCCTGCTCGGCCAAGATGCGGTAATCGTCTTCCATGTCTTTCTCCTACGGGGCCAATCCCCGAAGTGCAG